AGCTTCAGCGCGGTTCCTCGAGAACCCATAGCCCGCCTGCTCTAGATCCTGTTGCCGGGCACGCATGCGCGCTAGTGACTCTTCTTCCAACGCAGAAGTCTTGTACAAAGGCTCGGGCTCGCCGGGGGTCTTTTGCATCCCGCCCGCAAGCGTAGCAGCGCCCACCCCTGCGGCCATAAGCGGGCCGTAGCGCGTGAAGAACCCTGCATCCGGAGACAGTCCAGGGCGGTTGGGGGAGAAGGTGTTGGACAGGCTCTGGCCGAGGTTGTCGAAGAATCCGGGCTTCGGGGGAGCTGCTCCAGAAGCCGCATATTCGCTGAAACCGACTCCGGGCCGGAACGTCGAACCTCCGGGAGGTCCAAGCTCGGCGGCGGTGCCGATCGGACCCGTAGCCCCTGGAGCGCCGGTCCCAGTAACCGCCGAGGCGGTGGGCGACGCAGGAACTGCGCCTTCGGCACCAGGCAACGGCCGTGTCGGGTCGATCGCCGCTTCCTGTGAAGCCGAGGTGACAGGCTGTTGCGGGCCTTGGAGACCTTGCAACGCCCCGGCGGTCAGACCGGCCATTGCACCCGAACGGAGTGCTTCGCCCGGCTTCATGCCCAGCGCCAAGCCAGCGCCAGTGCCTAAAGCGGCAGTGGTCAGGCCGGTGTTGAGTGCCGAGCCAGCGGCTCCAGGAAGGACAGAACCCACCGATGCCATCGGACTGAATCCACCGATCGTGCCCCCACCGCCGATGTAGCCCAGCGCCCCGGAGATTAGGGCGTCCTTGATGTCGCCTCCAGCAAGGAGAGAAGTTCCTGCTCCTGCCAAACCTGCTGCGGTTCCCATTGAAAGGCCCAAGCCTGCCGGCCCGAGGACCATGGCCAATCCGACTGTCGCCAGTACCCGCCCAACAGGGCTCTCCACCACCTTCTTGGCTACGTTGACGACGGATTTGACGGCGTCCACTACGCCACCGAAAACTCTTTTGAAGAACCTCTTGTAGAACTCAGGCAGCCCTGTGTCGGGGTTGATCGTCCCCGAGCCGCCCATGCGCTTGAGCATCTCCGCCTCTTCCGGCGTGATGTGAGCAAGCATCGTGTCGCCACGGCGGCCCTTGGAGGCAAGGTACTGCGCCATGTCGGCAAGACCACCCTCGGCCATCTGCATCGGGGGAGGAGCAGGCTCCTGCATGGCAGGAGCCATCGCCATCGGGGCCTGTGCGCCACGGATCTGCGAGAGTTTTAGCTCGTTGAGAACCGCGAGGATCGTGCTCAAAAGCTCGAGGTCATATTCTTCAGGCAAGTCCCCGGCATCCACAACACCCTGTTGGATGACCTGCGAACGAAGCTCTTTGTAGCGGCGAGGATTGTTGATCAGCTCCTCAAACATCTGGATGATGAGGCTGAGTTCCTCTGGAGCGATTTCAATGCCGGCCAAGGACTGGCTGAGTTCGCCTTGCAGGCCTGCCAACGCATCAGGATTGGCCATGCCAAGCGCCGTCAGCGCGGCATCGTAAGAGTCAGTACTCGCTACGGTCGGCCGCTCGGCCCGTGATCCGCGTTCCTCGGGCCCCGGCATAGGGAGCGCCATGATCCCTTCATTTTCCATGATGTTCCTTTCCTTGACTGGCCAATAGCCCTAGCGAGAGCTGCGCGCCGGGAAAGGACGCGAGATTGGCTGAGATTATCTGATAGGTCATAGGGCCCTGTCCACTGTCAAGTCCGGTCAATTTCCAAGTAGGAAAGCCAGAAATCGACGTCTGCAACGCTTGAGGTCACCTTCAAGACATCGCCAGCTTCCAAGATGCACGAAACACCCGACAACACGTCCATCGTCTGATTCGTGGGCAGCGCATAGGTCTTCAAAAGCTTGTAGCTGGTGCCGCCACCACCAGGATAGACGGCAACCGTCAAGCTTGTAGTGCTCGCATTCTCGTTGGTCACCCGAAGGGACGAGGCGACCGCTACATTGGCATCCGGCACTGTGTAAAGTGTCGATTCCGTTGTGGCGGCCGGTGTTGCGTACTTGCGCAGATACTTGTTGGCCATGTCACATCGCCGATACGAAGTTGATGGTGAGGATCACCGAAGGGATGGCCGGGCGCGTGGGGGAAGTGCCCGCTGCGTAGTGCTCAAGATAGACGTCAAGGCTGTCGGACCACCACGCGATCTCCAGATAATCGTTGGCCGGATTGTCCACGGTGAAAATGCCGGTAACCGTCGGGACCACATGCGACCAGATGGTAGAGCTCTTACGAGCCGGGATGTCGTAACGGGTATTGCTCAAGGCATAGTTGACGCCTGTGTCCTTGGCCCAGACCTCGAACTCCGCCGCCGTGTTGCCACGGTTGGTCACTTGGAGCGTAAAAGTCACTAGGTACTGCCCAGCGCATGGTACTTTGATGCGACTGTTGTTGGTCACCGTGATGCCGTTGGAGAACGCCGGCGTCAGGGTCAGCAAATTCTCCCCTGTGATGCTGGCGTTGGCCTGATCATCCTCGGAGATCATCATCGCATTGGGCAAGATGATGCCGTTGCTGTTCTGGAACCCTCGAATCCCACCAGCAAACCCGCCGCCTGCACCACGGTTCGCGGACCACGTGGCGGCCGCCGCGATGTTGTCGCTGACAACAGGGGTGTAGGTGTTGTTGAGTTGAAAGATAACCTGCTCGAGCGATCGCACGAGCTGGTTGAACTGCGCCGCGTCGTATTGCTGCGACGCGTTGGGCAGCCGGACGTTGGTGATCTTGCTCATCGCAAGCCGTCTTTTTGTATGTCAACCCGCATCGTGCCAAAGCGCCAGTTGCTGTCCAACTCATCGCTTTCAATGCGAAGCTGGATCTGTCGCCCCCGCGCCCGCGTGTCCACTTTCTGTGTGGTGGGTGTGATGACGTACGGATCAAGCGAACTGGGGCTGGCGCTGGCTTGCGGGAAGGCCCGCAGCAACAGCCTGACCGTCAGATTGCCAACCTGGTTCTTGAAGTCCGGGATGAATCGGCTCATGAGCAACATGTCGTCGCCGTCGCCAATGTCGAAGTAGCCTGAGACGATGTACGCTTCAATCGGGTCGTTTACGGCATTGACTCCGTCTTCTTGGTTGTACAGACGCGTGCGGCCGGCAGTTAAGCCGTAGATCGTGTTTCCGTATGTCGGGGTTTGCGTGGAATCCACGGAGTAAGTGCAAGCAATCGGCTTGGCAAACGTGTTCATGTCCACCCAAGACGTGCGAGGCATCGTGCCGATAGACCAGACGTTTTCCATGTAGTTGTAACTTACGAAGCGGTCAACGTAATCGCTCGTAAACGAGCAATACCACCACGTCACTTCGTTGAACTGCGTGTTGATGCCGACATGAACCTGAAAGCTCTGGATGAGGTTGATGTCCTTGAACACGTAGTCTTGTACGGTGCAGGGAATCTTCTTGACCGTGCCATCAAACATGAAGAACGCATCACGGCCCATCCAATACGCCACACCGTTTACGTCCGCCGCCGCATGCGGCCCGATGCACCCACAGTTGGCCCCCAACTGCTGGAAGCCGAAGGTGTAGGGCGGACCGAGATACTGCTGGCCATGAAGCGATGTGTCCGTCCAGATCAAAATCTGACCCCGTGAACGGACAGCCGTGATGATGGTGTTGCCGTCAGTCAGGCGCTGGCCACCGGCCGTGTTCGTGGCCGTCGGCACAAAGGTGTTGATGTCCTCTTGGTTTGAAAACCGCACGAACATCGGATCCTGCGTGCTCGGCGTGCCGATCGTGCTCTCGGTCCCAAAGCACACCAAGTGCCTATCCGGCGTGGACACCAGCGCGTACTTGCTTTTCGTAGGCGCACCAGAAATGGCCACGGCCCGCGTGCCAAGGCCCCCGCTTGGCAGCCATTCATAGATGCCCCCGTCAAGGGCCTGCGCAATCAGGTTCTCACCGTAGGTGTCAAATTGCCAGACACGCGGGTTGAGCTGCAACCCGGCAGACGGAGGACGTGGCGTGTTCCATGTAAAGAATCCCCACGTGCCCGTGCCCCAGCCAAAGTCTACGTAACCTTTATCTGAGCCGACATTGATCTGGTATGCAGCATTTGCCGTTCCCGCTCCGGTGGCTGTGCTGCTGGCTTGCGCGGGCGAGGTGATCCGATAAGTGCTGGAGCTTAAGACTTCAACAATCTGAAACTCGTTGGTCAAACTTGCGTTGGTAATCCCGCCAGGGTTCCCGGTGACGCTGGAAAAGGTCACAAAGTCGCCGGTGATGGCCCCGTGGCCTGAGTCGTTGACCACGACATTGGTGCTACCGTTTGTGGTGTCGAAAGTGGCTCCAGTGGTCGTGTCTCGGATGGGAGTGACATCGGCCCACGTGCCACCATAGAAAACGTAGATCTTGCGGTTGGTTCCAAGCGCCGCGCGTGGCGACCCATCCAGCGCGGTCCATGTGAAGACCTCGCTGGTCGAGCCAATGAAGTAAGCCTCGGTGTTGTTGAAGTTGGTCCAGCCGCCCATCTTCTCGGGCAAGCCGTAGCGGAAGCGGACGTAGTCAGAGTCCACCCAGCCGCCTTCTGCGCCGTACTCGGTGTTCTGCTTGTCGATCCCAGGCTTCAGAAACAGTCGTAAGAGCGGCATGTCATGTCCTAAGTGATGGGGCCACCCATCAACCACGCGTCACACGTGCGGTCACCGGCGTCCTTCTTAACGGTGGCCATGAGGCCTCCTACATGGTCGCCCCGGACGCGGCCGGGACGGTAGTGATCTGGATCGCGACTGAACGCTTCAAGTTCAACGGCTCAAGGCAATCGGAACACGAATCTGCAGCAAGCTCTGCTTCATCGAGATCATATCCGCAATGAGCGCAAACCGCCTCAACCTCATGCGCGGGCTCGATGCTGCCATCGGGCAGCGTCCTGGAGGGGAGCGAAAGCTTCATGGTGTCTCCATTAGGTACAACGCTCTCTCATCATGCCTGCGAGTCACCAGCCCCGGCAACTCTCG